GTCACCTAAATCGGTCAATGCCGTTATTTTTTTGTCTGCCATTTTTTTCTCCTGTTAACCCTTTCGGGAATGCTACTCTAGGTATTTGCCTAGATCAATTTGTTCATATAGTATATATAAGGGCACTTTGAGCGCCCTTATATGATTTTGTTATTATGCTGAAACAGTTAATGTACCTGTTTGAGCAGCGTTTGTAATTGTAGAGTTTGTTGTTGTACCAGCATCTTTAATAGTACCACTGTTAAGTGCTACTGCGTTAGAGCCAATTGATAATACATCATTCTCAGCAATACCACCATCTGCAGCACCATAAGTTGCTCTGAATACAATTTCGTTAGTTCCTGTACCAGAGTTATAATCTGCTGTAAATGTAGCATCAGTACCACTACCTGTTTGGTCGTTAGTTACTGTTACTTGTGGTGTTCCTGTAATGTCAACTCTTTCGTTAAATCTTACTCTAACGTCAATGTTTCCACCAGCAGCTGCACTGATTGATGTTGTTACAAATTCTATTTCAGTAATATCTGCTGAACCCATATTTGTAGCTAATCCACCGATTGCTACTAATACTTCAGGATCTGCATTTGGATTACCATTACCTGATAATATTGAGCCTGCTTCTCTTACCCAACCTTGAGAGGTTGCATAGACTTCTTTTTTTTCTTCGTCTGTAAGATTTTTAGGCTTTATATCGTTTCCCCATAAAGACATATATATCTCTCCTTAAATTAATAATTGTTATATAACAGTACTATTTATAAGATTAAAAACCTAGTTTTTTAAGTTCAGATATAGTTTTAGATGTGTTTGTATGATGTATGCCAGTACCACCAGCATTGATAAACTCTCTTATATTTTTCTCGTAATCGTCTATAAGAATAGCAGGTTGGCCTCTTTTAGCAAAAAGTTTTTTATCTTTTCTTCGTACTAGATTAATTTTTTGTCTATTTGTCATACCTGCATTTCTTCTTAACCATTCAGTTTTGCCAGGTATACAGTTTGGATCGTAAGTTTCTTCTACGTATGCTGATAAAATGTGTGGATTAAACTTTGATAGATATGACCATAATTGTTTACCACCAGGCATCCAAGGTAGTGTTTGCCAAAAGTCTTTTTTTGCTTTGATAAGTGACCACTTATCTTTACCCATTGACATCCATTTATTAATAGACATCTTTGTAGTTTTTTGAGCACCTGTTTTAAAGTCCGCAAGTACTCCATCCATATCGCAATATATGATAGGTTTGTTCATAGTGTTTTCCTTATACTATTATACTATCATATAATAGCTGTTTTGTCAATTGACAGAATGTCGCACTTATACAGGTATTGCTCTAGGTTCTACGTCAACTGCACCAGCTTCTTTGCCTGTTGCTGTTTTTCCTTTGTCGCCTAGTTTAATTACTTTTGTTTCAGTTCTTAAATCAGAAAAAGTTTTTTTACTTTCACCCATACAATTTGAAGCATTGATTTTATTTGCATGATCTTTACCACATTTAGAACAAATTTGTTCCATATGATATCCTTTATCTTTACAATGACTACAACCTTCACCTTCACATTTAGAACATTCTACTTTTTCTTCGTTCTTAGGTTTCTCGCCTTTTTCTTTTTTAGAAATTGCTATTGCAGCCTGTTGTGCAGGACTGATTGCTTCAGATGTAGCTTTTGAAATTGCAGCTCTTCTCTTATGAAGATACTTATCTGTAGAGTCTGTATCACCATCGTTGTCAATATCTTTATCTTTTCTGTCGTCAAACTTTTTCTTTACAGCATCTTTGTTTACTGGATCTAAAGCTTCAGAAACGATTTTGGCAGCAACGTCTGAAATTGATCCTGGTTTAGTTTCAAAATATGTTTTTTCTGCTGTTAATTTTACATTTGGTTCTTGTTTTTTGATAGACTGTTGTTCAGTAGCGATTTGAGTAATCTTTTCTTCTATACTGCCAGTCTTTGTTTCAAAATATTTTTTGTTCATTATTTTTTACTCCTTACTTTTTTAGCTAAATCACTATCTGCACCACCCCAAGTACCACTTGATTTAGTTACAAAACTATTTACTCTTGCCAGTGCCCATTGTTGTGGTGTTGTTCCTGGTCTATGACCACCTTTCCATGCAGCCATACCTCTATCATATACTTTTTTTAATATCGAATAAGGCATACCTGTTTTTTCTGCTTTGTTTTTAACAGCTTCAATTGCTTCTATTAATGCCTTTGCAGGATGTACCTCTTCTTTTTGAGTTTTATTTTTTAGTTGATCCATTTTCATTTGTATATTTTCTAAATCATTTTTAGTTATTGCAATTGGTGTTTTATCTTTAGGATCACCTACATCTAAATCTTTTAATTTAGTTTGTAATGCCATTTGCCTAACTCTCATTTTAGCCATCTTTTCAGAGTCAGTTGTTTCTTCTTTTACGCTGTGTGTCTTATGACTACCTGCGTGTTTTGGATCAGCAGACTTTCTTCTCATTGCAACACTTCTTGCCATGTTAGATACAAAGTTTATACCTGATTGTGCAAGTTGCATTAAAGTATCTGTAGAATATTTGTCTAAAAAGTTTTTTAATGTTTTTACTTTTTCAGGTGACATAAGTTTTATATCTGACCAACTATCTTTTAACTTTTTAATTTGTTCAGGACTCATTGCCTCATCTAAATCTTCTTTCATTTTAGGATTATACATCATATAATCTGAAACTGAATTGATATAGTCTTTTGCTTTTGTAATTTTAGATTGTACCCAAGCCTCTAAAGGATTACCTTCATCTGATTTGCCTTGAAGAGCACCAGCAAGTTGAGTGGCCTTATCTGCGATGGCCTCTAACTCACCTCTTGCCATAGAAACTTCATGGTCAGACTCTTCTTTTTGCATTCCTTTTATATCAGGTCCGCCATCTTTAGCCCATTTAATATTCCCTCTTAATGTATCTTGTGTAACCGATACTTCAGAATTACCCTGTGATCTTAATTCTTTTGCTTTCTTTTCAGCAGAATCTTTTGTTTTAAAAGGTGATGCATATCTTTTACCATCTTTACCTTTCCATCTTGCTACGTGAACAAGTGTAAACTCGTTCATTTGCTCTTGTATTTGTGACCAAGTTGTTGTATATTTGCTTACCATTTTTTGCAACTCCAATATCTTGCTTTCCATTTAGGTCCTGGATTGTCACAGTTGTGTCTTGCTCTAAAGCTTCTTCTTCTTGCAGGATTATCTCTTTTAATTTCCATATTAGGATCACCAAATGATACTTTTACTACGTTACCTTTTTCGTTTTTTGTATAAACGTAAAACTTTTTAGAACCACCTCTTACAGGTTTATTCAAGGTTACTGTTTTACCTTGATAATCTGCTTCATTTATTTGAGATGGATAAATACCCCACTCATCAGCTTCTTCATTCATAAAATCTTTAAATGATAGTTTAAAGCCTTCACTTGCACCCAAGTCTTTTTTCATTTCTGCTTTAGATTTGTTGTATTTTCTTTGAAATTCTTCCGCATCCAATCCACCTTCTTCTTTCGATTTAAGGTCAATAGCGATGTCTTTCATTCTTCCTTCTTGCATATTTGTGTTGGTGTCAATCACTTTATTAAACATTTTATTGTATGTTTCTTCAATTTTAGATTGCCACTCTTCCCCATATCTTTCCTTATATTTATTAATCGTTTCTTCTTTAGTTGCCCATTCTTCTATATCTTTTAACTCAACTTTTTTATTCATTGGTTTCATGTCCTTATCTGCGTTAACATTAATTAAATTATCACTATGTTTACTTGGTTTGTAAGGACCACCTTGGAATTTTGAACTGTAATGTCTTTCTCCAGGTGTTAATAATGAAGTATATTTTGCATAATCGTGGCCTATATCGTATGCCTCTGGCATTCCTGTATCGCTAAATTCATTACCTCTATGATGAGGTTCTTTTTCGTTTTTTGTTTTTAACTCACCATACATTTGTTTGAAACGCTTTGTATGTGTACTAGTTTTTGTTTTTGCCACTTTATCAGCGGGTGATTGTTTGTAAGCACTCTTATCACTATCAGACTTTTTGCCTTGTTTTTCTAAATGTCTATCGTGTGCTTTCTTTTCTTTATCACTTAAACCAGCAACATATTTTTTAGGTTGATCTGTTTCTTTATCATATTTTAGTTTTCTTGCTCTTTCCTCTAACTTAATAGGGTAGACAGGAGTTTCCATTATATTGTAAAGCCATGATTTATGTAATTTCATATTTTCGTCCTCTAAGGTAACATAGTTTGTTCCTCTTCGTACTATGACACCAGTAATGTTTGTTTCAACATCATCAACTATATCTCCTACATCATATAGATGCTCTGAAATATATTTGTCCCTTAGTGTCATTTTTTCTAACTCCTCTTTTGTGGAGGCAGTTATAAATGGTTTGAATCTAAATGCACCTGCACCATGATCTATGGATGCAGCTAACATCATTCCTTTTCTTACATTTTTAAATAGGTCTTGTGCATTTTTTGAATTAGCAAAACTTGATGGTAGACCTTTTTTAAATGTATCAAAGTCTTTATCTTTAGCAGCTGCTCTCATTTTACTTGCACTCATACCTGTTGCACCATCAGCATCTGGATCTCTTTCTCCTGCTGATGCCACATTTATACTATCAAAGTCATATAGACCGTGTCGGCTCTTAACGCCGTTATATTTTTTTAAGATAGTATCAAATTCTCTTACTCTATCTGAACCTGCAACAAACGTAACATTAGAATAACCTTTTTTGTATAGTTCAGTAGCAATATCTAATATCATATTTGAAGGGTTTAGCATTATGTTTCTAGCGTGTCTAGGAAACATTTGTTTCATTGTTGCAAGTTTAACTCTTGCGTTCAATGGATTTTTACTTGTGTCTTCACTCTTACTTAAATAAATTTTGTAATCATCTGTTCTTTGTTGTGCCACTTTGTTAATAAGTTTTTCGTGTCCTATTGTTGGTGGATTAAATCGGCCAAAGGTAAATGCAATTGATCTACCCTTGGCCTCTTTTATTTTTGATAATGATTTCAGTTCGTCTGGTGATATTTTGCCATCTTCCATAATCTCTTTCAACTTTTTGAAAAATTTGAGATAATGATACTTTTCTAACATTTTATAAATCACATTCTTGGGAAGTCGGTTCTTTACACCAAACTTTCTGATTTCGTCTGGTGACATATCTGTACTAAAAGCATCCTTTCGGTCTGCAATAGTTTTGTCACCAATATCAATTAGAGTGTTAATAGAAGATTTAATTTCGTCTAACTTTTTGGAAACTAAACTTGACAAGTTCTTTATGTCGTCACCTGTTAAGTCTTTTAGTTCCTCATAATCAATCATATCTCGTACAAGTTCACCTTTAACAACATCTATTTCAGAAACACGCTTCTGAAAATCCGTAACGTATTTTTCAGGTTCAAAGGTGCCAGGTTCTGGTTTTTTGATCCACTTGTTAGAGTCGATATCAAAAGTACCATCAGCCATGTCCCTTGCCTTATTAAATGTTACAGGATCTATGATGGAAAAGAAGTTGATAGGATGCTGTGTACCTGGTATTGTTTTACCATTTATTTCTCCTTGATATTCTCTTATTTCATCATGTACCTTTTCTTGTTCTTCTTTTGAACCAGGTATATCAAATAAGATGTTTATATCAAGGTCGGCATCAGCTCTATATTGTTTTGTAAGTATTGATCCAATTAAGGTATACTTAACTACTTTTCCAAATTTTTCAAATGTCTTTATACCATCTAGTACTAATTTTTTTACTGATGGTTTTAATACTGGATTAGGAGTATCTGCTTTATCAAATACACCTTTTGCATATGTTTTTCTAGGTATGTCTATGATAGATTCTTTTATAAAATCTTTAAATTTCATTTTCTTTTTCTAGCCTCTAATTCTTTTTTCATCCATTGTTTTGCAATATAATTTTGTACAGGTTGTCTTAAAAATCCTCTTACTACTTTACCTATTCTGTTCATGGTTAAAGTAACTAATTCCAAATCTGATTTGTTATTATCAACAACCAAAAAGTTACTCATACCAAATAGTTTTTGAAACTTACCAATGTTATCTTGTACACCTTTCCAACTTGACTTTGTAATATATTCAGGTATACTTCTTTCACGTCTAGCATTTCTTGCCAAGGCCACATCTAAAGTTGTATTTACAAATACCATATAGCAATCGTAACCCATTTGTTTTAACATATTATGTTGTCTAGCAACCATATCATAATCTCTTCCTGTACTGTCAACAACTAAACCAAGTCTACCTTCTACATATTTATCTAACTGTGAGATAGCGACTCTTTTAGCAGCCTTTCTTACAATATCTCTAAAGTAGGTTTCTTCATCTGGCATACTTAAAGATAAGTTTGCCTTTTTTAAATTTCTTTCAAAAGCAATATCTGAATTTACAACTTTTAATCCTGTGCCAGAAAATGTACTTTGTGTTACAAATGTTTTACCTGAACCAGGACCACCAGCAAGAAAAAATGCTTTAAATATTCCTGGGTCGTAAACACCCTCTGCTAAATGTTGTATAAAACTATTTACTTTCATTTTCTATTCTCTTAATAATTTCGTTAGCAGTTTCTTCAGGTGTACCACCTTCTGCTTTTATTTCTAAAAATCCTGGTTTCTTTTTTAAATATTCTATTACAGGACCTGTTTCTTTTTTATATAATTCTATTCTGTTACCTATAATTTCTTCCGTATCGTCTGCACGACCTCTTGCAAGTAATCTTCTCATTACTTCTTCAGTACTAACATCTAAAAATACAGCATAGTCATATCCTATTTCTGATTTTTCCATATCTTGTACTTGTTGCATATATCTTGGCCATCCATCTAATACATAACCTTGTGGTGATTGTTCTACTTTCTTTTTAATTAATTCTAATACTATCTCATTAGGAACAAACTCACCTTTTGATACTATATCTTTTGCAATCTGTCCTATTTCTGTACCTTTTTCAATTTCTTTTCTTAACATGCCACCTGGATAAATGTGTGTAATATTAAAGTGTTTAATTAAGTATTCTGTATAGGTCGATTTACCTGACCCAGGTCCACCTAACATGATGATTCTCATTCTGCCTAATTTTTCAAATATAAAATCTCTAAAACTTTTCATTATGCGTTATCTACCAATACAATTGTAAAGTCTCCTGATATTGTTGCGTTAGAAGAACCTTTTACTCTTAAATCAATATCAGTTTTTTCTGTTAATTTTAATGGCACAGGAAAATCAATTGATTGATTACCTTGGTTTAGTGACAAAGTTGATTGTACTCTAAACGCACCACCAAATGGTCGTTGAAATAAAAATAAATCAACGACTTGGTTTTTAGATGCACTAGCATTTATGTTCATTAAATAACCTGTCTTATCTGCTGGTATTGTATAGATACATTGTAATGTTTGTCCCATATCAGCTGCAATTTCTGTTACAATTGTTGAACCTCTTTTAACGTGAATATCACCAACATTGGTAGCAGTTACCATAAAAGCACGATTAACTCTGGAGAAAGTTTGTGTACCTGAAACTGGTGTTGAACCTGTCAATGTTAATGTTTCTGTAGCTTCTTCATAGTTTTCATCTAAACCTGTAATGGTTACATCTGTTGTATCTGAACCTGATGAGGATTCTACCGTAATTGTACCTGCTGAATATGTCCAATCATATAAAGCATTTGCTGTTGTATCTGCTCTTGTCCATACAGTTGACATTGTAGATACAGCGGTTTCAAAAACAGCTCCATATTTGTGAATACCTGAATATCCGTCAACTAATCCAGCTGCAATCGGTACATTCGAAGCCGCACCAAATGTATTAATAATATTACCGTCTTTATCAGCAAGCATTTGAACCTCAAAAACCGTTCTATCGTGTCCAAAAGGTCCGTATTGTTGTAAGTCTTTTCTCCAGTTTGCCATATTTTTTATCCTTTAATCCAATTTTTTGCTAAAGTAAAGTTTGCGGTACTAAACTCTAATCTATCTACTAATTTTACTGCGTTGCCCATTCTATCTACAGCAACATAACCTTCAGGATTTGTTACTTCAAACCCATTACCTTTTTGTAAGAAAGTTCCTATTGATTTAATTTGATTCATTTTACTTACAAGATAATTTTTAACTCTTTGTAAAGTTACATAACTTGCAATCGCAAAATATATTTCATTATCATATCTGTCAATAAATTTTAAACCATCATCTCTTATTGTTTTGTATTTACTTTTTGCAGCTTCTGTTTTTTTACTTGACATCTCATCATCTAAAACTGAAGCATAGTATTTTCTAAAATCTGATTGTAATCCTTTTACGTTACTAATAGTTTGACCTTGTCTTATTTTTGTATTGAAGAAAATCTTTAATCTTGCACCAACTGATAACATGTTAGTTTGTCTTTTTAACAAATCTAAAATAACTTTACCTTTTGAAATTGATCCAACTGCCATTCTTAACATATTATCATACTGATCACTTTCAGCAGTTGTAAATGTAGCAACACCAGATGAGTCTTTATAACTTGCGTCATCAAAGAATACTGATGGCGTCTTTGTAAAACGATTTACATTGACGCCAAAGCTTGCTTTTAGGTTAGACATTTTTCGGCCATTGTAAGTAGTGTGAAAGATAATGCCTAACTTAGCTCTTTTAATTCTTTTAGCAAGATCAGTATTTTCTGGAACAGCGTATGTTATAGTGTTTGGTGTAAATGCAATAGCATCTTCACCTCGTATAGATACCGACTTAATATCTCCTGATGTAAATAACAAGTCACCTTGTACAACACCTTGTATACCAAGTTTAGGTAATTCTTTTAAACAGATTGATAATTTATCTACTAAACCACCAGAGTGATTTTTTCTTATATCTGCTTGAGTGTAATTGATTTTAGGAGTTACGTTGAATACTGATTTTGATCCAACAAAGAATTTGCCATTTTCAGGATTGATACCACAGAATACTGCTGGTGCACCATCCCATTTAACGGATACGTTTAATTTTCTACGTGATGAGCCTACTAGCATATTTCTTATTGATTTAAGAAATTCTACTGCATTAAGGCCACCTTGGTAACCGTTATTAATAATTTCGTCTTCTAAATGTTCTAAATGAGTATTTTTTGACTCATTTAAATATTGTTTAAAACTATACATTTGTCTCCCACTATATCCATTATATCAAAAAATTACGCTTTTGTCAAGCGAAAAATCACTCTATTCCATTAATAAATCACTACTTACTAGACTATTTATACTATTTTGCTATTACAAACTTACCAGAAAGAGGAGTCCTTGATGTAATATATTCAAACATTAATCTTAACACTTGATCAGCTTGATCTTGTTTGTTGTCTTTAAAAAACTTTTTAAGTATAGGCATCACTTCGTTTATAATGTAAATGGCACTTATAGCACCTCTTTCAAAATCAAATCGCTTTTTGTCTTTTCTTAAATATTGTATTTTTTCTATTGCTTGATTATATTTTTTTTCACCATTTTCATATTTAACTAATACTTGTCTTGCTACATCTGGATTTACAAATCTTATTATATCACATAATACTTTAATAGAACCTATTGAGCCACCTCTTGCTTCTGCCTTTGAAAAAATAGCTTCTGCAACAAATCTTTTTGCTGATGGATCATGCCTTAATTTTATATCTCCACCAGTATCTAATAGTATTCGCATATCCCGTGTTTCACCTTTATTAGGATATTTAACTAGTTTATATGGCTTCCAATCAGTAACATTTTTAATTTTAATTTTTTTTATTAAATTTATTTCAGTTTTTCTGTCAAAGTTCACCTGTTGTAGTATAGCTTCCTTTGTAGTTTTTTTAAGTGACAATGGTAATAAATCACCACTATCAATTAAATCTGATGTTAATATATTTAAGTTTTGAAATGTGTAAACTTTTTCTTTAGCTGTTCGTACTTCATTGATAATTTGTTTTTTAGCTTTATCACTGGCTAAATATATATCAGCTGGATTCCATTTATTTACGTTACCAAACTTTGTTTGAGATTTATATCCAGACTTGTTTGCTATTTTAAATAACTTTTCAATATTACTCATAACATCACTATCACCTCTAAAATAAAATAGTTTTTGAAATCCTTTTTGAGCGATTTTTAAATCTGGATCAATTGAGCTAATATCGTTGACTAATTTTTTTGCAATCTGCATTGAGGATATAAACCATTTTTCATCTTTTTTTAAGAAAGTTTCTATATCTAATAATTGAACGCCTGGTGTGTCAATTCTTTTATGAGCTTCTTTTATTGTCTTTTCTTTTACTTTATTTCTAAATTCAGTATAGTTTGGAGAAACATTTGTATCAAATATGATATTAGTTTCTTTAACGCCTATATAATCAGCTATTGCACAAAACAATGCTTGTGATGATTCTGCTAGTGATGTTAAGTCTGCCATACATATATTTATGTATGTCTATCGGCCAGTTCTTTGTGTACTTGTTCTAGGATTGTAGTTAGACCTACCTTTATCTAACAGTTTTTCTTTTTCACCTCTACAATCAAAGAAAGGTGGAAAACCAAACACACCAAATGTCTTATGTTTATTTTGAAATTTAACAATTTCTTTTACATCTTCTTCAAAGAAGGACTCTTTTATTACTAACTTACTTGGCATTTCTACAGCACGCCAAAGTATTTCGTCTTTTACTTTAACCATTTCAGTTTTGTAGTATATTGATGGTTGTCTTTTTCTTACCTGATTATGATTGTATTTTTTTATCATATTTTAAAGTCTGAAAACTTATCATAAACTTCAGCAGGTTGTGGTCCTGATGGCTTTTCAAGTTTTTCTTTTGTTTCTTGGTTACTATCTACAATCTGTTGAGCAGATTGTTCTACATCATACAATCTCATTCTACTTCTATCAACACCAATTATAAATGCACGATTAACAGCAGGATCATTGTAACGATTTTTTAATTGTTTTACTTTAATTTGATTTAGTTCTTCAAGTTCTTCATTTGATATTAACGCAAACATAAAGTCAGCAGTTGCAGGAAGACCAAATGATTCTGATGTATCTTCTAAACCAACATCACTTGACATATAACCAGTTCTTGTTGTTTGTGTAGCTGATACAATAGGAACATTATATTGAACAGCGAGACCTCTTAATTCTTCAGCAATTGCTTTGATTAAAAAGTAAGAAGATATGTTGCCGCCTTTAAAACGACTACTAGTGCATATGTTTAAATAATCAATGAATACTATATCAGGTTTAAATGATTTCTTTAACGCAAGTTCATCAATTAGTCCTTTAAAATGACCACTATGAGCAGATGCAGTAGGATATTCTTTAATAATTAATTGACCATTTACTTTGTTTTGCAATTTAGAAATTTTATTATCATAAACTTCTTTAGGCATTTCATAAAGATCATCTATTGTTACATCTAATAAGTTAGCATCAATTCTTTCAGCAATTCTTTCTTCAGCCATCTCTAAAGTAATATACAATACATTACGACCTTGCGTTATAGCGGCCGCAGCCATATGACACATAAACAAGGACTTACCAACACCTGTACCTGCAAGTGCTACGTTTAAAGTCTTAGGTGGTAAACCACCTTTTGTGATACGATTGAAATAATTTAAATCAAACTTTAATCGTTCTTCAGTTCTATGGTAATATTCAAATCGGTCATCTGTTTGATTTAGATAATCATGCCCTATATGTCTATCAAATGAAACACCAAGTGCTTCAGATAATATACTTGGTATGGCCTCTGGTGTGTGCTTATTGTCTTTACCATCTATAATCTTAATACCCTTTAGTACAGCATTATAGACAGCACGATCTTTACAAAACTTTTCAGTTGTATCTAACAGCCATTGTTGTTCAACTTCTTCATGTATTAAACTATTTAATAAAGTTTTTGTATTTTTATATTCATCTTCGGTAAGTGTCTTGTTATTAGACAACTCAATAGCAATTGCTTCTTTTGTTGGAAGATTATTATATTTTACAACAAAGTCATTAATAATATTAAATAAAGTTACTTCATCTCTATTTTTAAAAAAGTCTTCTTTTATAAAAGGAATAACTTTACGAGTAAAATCTTCGTTATGTATTAGATTGGATAAAAGTGTTTTTTCAAATTGATCAGACATAATGTAGATAACTTCCTATAATGTACTTTGGTTGATTGATTGGTTTTTCTCCTGCATGTTTAAATGGCCATAGTGGTGGAAACATTAATACTTTACCTGCCTCTGGTTTAATCTTAATATCATAATCAGGAAATGTTGTTTCGCCGCCATCGTTATCATTTAAATACATAAAAAAAACTAAAAATCTTCTAGCACTGTTATAGTTAGTCACATCTACATGTGTCTTAAATTCATCTTCACCGTTAGGTTCATATCTTTTAAATCTTATTTGTTCAAAACCAAATTTCTCTGGCCATTGTTTTATATTATCTATTTTAACATCTTTTGTATATTTGTCAACAAGCTCTCTAAACTTAGGAAAAAGAATATCAGAATATTCTTGCCAATCATTATGCATACTAATATTGATTTCTGTAAATGACATATGACCATCTAATATTGTTTTGACTTGTTGTGAAGCTGAATCTTCAAACTTATCTATTAAATGTTGACATTGATCTTTTGTCAATACATTATCGTATGTTTTTATGTACTTATTTTTCAAACTTAATTGTTCCATTTTCTAATTGTTTTTCAACCACTTCAATTAATATATCGCCTATGTAATGTTTAAAATCTTCACTTGTAGTGTCAACATCATTAGGATTCTTTTTAATATCATAATCAAACTTTAAAGGCAATTCACCTCGTTCATTTTCTTCAGAAGCAAACTTTACATGGCCATATGTGTATATGATATCCTTGTAAGGGCCTTCCGTAATTTTTATACAACTGTAATCATCAACATCACGTTGAGCAAAAACAAATCTATTCTGCGCCATAGAGGAATTCTTTTTTGGCTGCCTCGTCAATTTGAGCGAGAATATCTTTAGTAAAGAATTTATCAGGTTCATTATTGATAGTTTTAGCATATTGTTTTGATCCATCTGGTAGTTCTATTCTAGTAGAAACAGATTTAAATATGTTATGTTTGATAGCAAGGTCTAATAACCCATAATACTTATCAAGGCCATCTTTATATGTTAATCTAACATCTATTAATGCATTTTCTTTTGTTAACCTTGACTTATAGTTTTTACAATGTATGATGTTACCAACAACTTCTTTACCATCTTTTTCTTTACGTTTAGATAGATAAACAATATTTGAAGCAGCGTATTTTAATCCAGAACCACCACCCATTTCTTTTTGTGGAAACATTGAACCGATAACATCATAAGTGTGATTCGTCATAATCATTGGTACTTTTGCCTTACCAAGTTTAAGTGTTAATACTCTAAATGCGGCCTTGACAATTTGACTTCGTGTCATATCTCTTGTTTCTTTACCGTCAGCAGTATCTTCCATTTCTTTTGTAGTAGATAACATTCCTAAACTATCTAATACAAACATTAAAGGTTTTCTATTCTTCTCATCTTGTTCAAGGTATTTGTCAATCACTTTGATTGATTGGTGTCTAAATTCTTGTACTGTCGCAACTGGCACTATGACCATTCTCTTACTATCAATGCCACGACTTTCAACTAAATCTTTTGTTAACGCACTTTCTGATTCAAAGTAAATTACACCTGCGTCTTTGTTTTTATCTAAAAATGCCTTTACAATACCTAACGCAAAAAAAGTTTTACCTGTTGCAGCTTCACCTGCAATTGCTGTTATTTTGTTTGATGGCATACCACCAAAGATAGAACCTGATAATAAAGCATTAAGAGCGTGTGAACCTGTATCTATAAAACTATCTACATCACCTGCTTCTACACCCTCACTTACTAGGGTTGCATATTCATTACCTGTTTCTTTAATTATTTCTTTTAAAAAGTCACTCATTCATTGTCTCCTTATTATGTGTCTATTATATCAAATCATCTTTACTTTGTCAAGCATTTTTGGATCAGGTTTACCTTCCCAATCAAATCTATATTTTTCATCTTTAGGTATCCAACCTTTTATAGGTTTTTCATAATCATCACTTGTCATTTTTGACCATACTTTATCAAACATTTCATTTACATCAATTGTTCCGTAATGACTAACAATACTAGTTTCAACACGATTTAATCTTTTTTCTAATAGTTCTCTATTGTATTCAAGTAGTCTTTGATAATCCCAATATTCTTTGAGGTCTTTGTAGGATGTTTTTGATATGGCCATACTCATATTTATTAGAACAATGTTGCCCTCCTACTATGCCTAAAGTAATCTAATTTTTCTTTAGAAAAACACCAAACGTTTTCAATATATATTCGATTCATAAACTCAGCCTTTTCTTCTTCACTTTCAAATAGCTTATCTGATTTAGGTCTTTGCATTATTCTCATACCTATTTGTCCTACAAAGTGTTCTTTTAAACTATCTACAAGTTCATCACTTGAATAATATCGTTTACCTTTTATATTAGGATCCATTATATTAACAAATAAATGTTTTGATCTTTCAAAACTTTTTTTAGCAACAGGTAAATAAAAATCATCACGCCATTTAGAATATTCGTCAAACTTTTTCCATGATTGATTTTCTTCTTTCTCACCACCTTCATTATATCTTTCTGTAGAAAAGTATGGTGGACTTGTAAATGCACAATCTATATTATCTATTTTATCCCATGGTAAATCTTCAGCGCCACAGTTATAGATAGTTACTTTTTTAGGTTTAGGTAAGAAACTATTATATGTTTCTACTTGTTTTAAATATTGTTTGTAAGTATTAGGATTTGGATCACAACCGATATATTCTTCAGCGTCACTAGTAAAGAAACCTGCAAGTCTATCACCCCAACCACATGATGTATCTAACACTCTTTTAGCATTTGTCATCTGATAGATTGTCTTTGCTACATTAGGTTTAAATTGTGTTGCAATATATGTACCTAATCTAAACGCTGACATATAACTTTTATCATCTAATCTGCCACCTCTCAATTCTTCTTTGCCATCAACCATTACTGGTTTCATACCATTGATTCCACGCCAGATGGGGCCAAGACATCGCCATATATCTTTTGCTGTACCATTTTGCCATACATCTATAGGTGCTTTAAAGCCAAAACTGCTACAATTCAATCTTAAATGTTGATGAAAATAATTTGACACATCATTAAATATAGATGGTGCGTCTATGATACCAAGACCATGATCTTTAAAATTATATTTGTAATCATCATATTTTTCTTTTACATTCTTCTCTAATTGTTCTACAGGTTTTACATATTCCCATACATCTTGTTTTTGTAAAGATTTAAAACATTGACGCATTACCTCATATGAAATCTTCTTTAAAGGAAACTTTGGTCTATGCTCTGCAATGTATTCTGCTAAATCTAATCTAAACTGCTCTTTACCAATATCATTGGTAACAGTTTCAAACTGCTGTTGATCCATTATCGGCAGTTTATTTTCATCTGCATATTTACTTAGGTATTTCATCATTCCACTTTCTTAACATCCAATATATAAATCCATATATCATTATAACACATATTATTGCTATTGTCAATTGCATACTAAAATTTATCTGTTTGATTTCCCCAACTATCCCATCCTTTTCTTTGTGTTCTAGCAAACAATTCAATATAAGGACCTTCTAATAAGTTCTCTATATGATTATACATTATGTCTGGCTTTCTACTGTGTTCCCTACGTTGTTCTACAACTAATTGAGGCACACTCTTACTGATTCGTTTAGGTTTACCTTTAGTTGCTAATAAACACATTTCGGGATTACCTCTAGTCCAATAACCTAAACCTGTAAAATATCCTTCAGACTTTCTATTTGTTTTTGCCCAAGTAAATCCTACAGTTTTATATTTAAATCCCCACGCATTAATAACTTCAAAGGCCTTGTCTAATAATGGATCAATTACCCACATTAATAAAACTGAATTGTCGTTTGCAATTTTATTAACAGGTAAATTACATATATCTTTAAAGTTCATAACGTTATAGTGTTTTTCAGGACTTCTATCTTTACCTTTATTAGAATACGTTTTAAAAGACCATGGTGGGTCTGCGTAAATTACACTATACTTTTTATCAATGTCCATATCAATAATATAATAATTAAAAATCTAGGAATACTCCAATCAGTTTTAATTGCAAGTATGCCTCCTGTTGCATAACCCCAATGTATCATCACCATAATTAAAAACAATTCTATCATCCAAAAAAACTTTCAAGTGTAGCCTCACGTTCAAGTTTCCAACCAATAGAATCTAGTATAAACTTTAACGGATCAGTAAATGTTTTTTCAAATTGCATATCGTAATCAACATATTTGTGTAATTCAAATTCTTGTGGTATTTTTGTAGCAAAAGAAATAACTGTATCTTTAACTGTATTTGGTTGTTTCAACATTAAGAATTTAATTTTGTCACCATTTTTAATTAAAGGATACTTTCTTTCAAGTTTGTGTTTATGTATGTTGTAATTATATATTAAAGAACCTTTTACATGAATAGGTGTTCCTTTATTATAAATTTGTGATGAGTTTATGTACTTATCTAAATTATTACAAGACCTAGGAAACGCAACTTCTTCAGGTGATAATGTTTTAAATACTTCTTTAAAATCACGTACAAATTTAATAAGATTATCTTCACTATCATTCATAATTACACGAATAGCATCTTTAATCTTACCTCTACATACTTCAGGTGTAGATGATTTAACTGCTTCAACACCCATAATTTTTAGTTTAGGTATATCAAATCTGATACCTTCTTCATCAAATACATTCATCATATATCTTTTTTTAGCAACCCATATACCTTTGTTAGCAATTGCTTCTCGTTTCATAATCATTTTTTGTTGATAAGCATTTACATAATTAGCAAGATTTTGAAAACTGTCATCAATCACTTTTTGTATTTTTTCTTCAGCTGCCTTATCTAAAAAGTCAACTATTTGTTTTGTTGATTTGTCTTTACAAACTTTTTCAACAAGTGTATCAAGTTTTAGATAGATTGAATCTGTATCAGACGCCACAACATAATTTATATTGCTAGTATTTAAAATCTTATTCATAAATCTATTGACATCTCTTTCAACCCAACGAATAGATAACTGACCACCAAGTGTAATTGCTTCTGCTTGTTTCACATCAAAATATCTAAAGTATTGATTGCCAATTGCACCATAAGCAGAGTTTAGTGAAATCTTTTTTGCCATCTGTATATTATGACAACGAGATATTTCATTTTGATAAATTGGATCTTTTGTTTTTTGAAATTCTTTTTTAGCTTCAATCGCTTTCTTTTTAAATATAACTCTTTCGTTATACATTTTTTCCATAAGTTCAGGTAAGAATCCTTGCTTATCTTTTTTAAATATTGCACCGTTTGGTGCGATAGTTACATTACGATCTTTTGCCCATTTAAGATTTAATTTTTCTTCTAAAAAGTTTTCTACGCCAACAGCCTTCGGTTCAACACCAACAAATGTTTCAGGACTTATATTGTATTGCATAATCAAATGTGGATATAGTGAGTTCAAATCAAACGAAACAATCCATTTATGTAAGCCAAGTTGTGGATCTTTTACATATGCACCTTCATATTGAGTATCTTTTTCATGGTCTTCTCTTGGTGGTATAATAATATTTTTTTCTAATAGATGATTGTATATTAAAGTGTCCCAACATCTTACTTGTGAATACACGTCTGTATAGTTTACTTTGTAGTCATAGGCCATAGTTAAACATAATTCAATCAACTTCATTTTATCTTCAAGTCGATCAACTAATTCAACATCTTGGATATTGTATTCAACAAATCTTTGATAGTCTTTTGTATAGAAATCTTTAAATGTTTCATATGGATTATCTAACTTTTGTTCGCCCAGTTCTACCTTAGCAATGTAATTTAGTTTATAGCTTTCTTGTCTTACGTAAGTAAATTTTCTATACAGATCAAAATAATCTAAAACAGAAACGCCAAGTATATTCCAAAACTGAGAGTTCTTATTTCCCATTTGTACTCTATCAGCATTGACATAATTCCACGGCGACATTTTGTTGATTGTATCATTATCAAATATAAATCTCATACGATTCATAAGATAAGGTATATCAAAAAATTTTACATTCCAACCTGTAACAATATCAGGATGATTTTTACACCAGAATTTAATAAACTCTAATAGTAGGTGTTTTTCATTTTGACATTTTACATACGTTACGTTAGATTTTTTAGAAATAAAGTCACCTGTTCCCCATGTTAATATCTGTTTATTAGTGTGATTTTTTACTGTAATACAGATAACTGTTTCTTTTGCAGTATCAGGATCTGGAAAGCCGTTCTCACACTCGGTTTCTATATCAAGTGTGAATATCTTTATATAATCTTTATTCCATCGCATTTCACCTTTGTATTCATCAGCGATATACTGATAGTTGTATCTATTCATACCATAGATTTTATATTCGGGTATGCCGTTATATTCGTTATAAAAATTTTTAGCTTTTACAATTGAATCAAATCTTTTTGATTTAAGATTTATGCCGTCTAGTGTTTTAAATTGGGATTGTTCTTTTGTAGGTAAATATAATTTAGGACTGTAGTTAATACGACTTAAATACGATTGGCCATTAGCGACACCTCGAATAAGTAATTTACCTTTATGCTCAACTACGTTTGTATAAAAAGTACTCGCCAAATTCATATAATATTATAACATAAAGACTTAGAAAAGTCAATTATGTGATGATTTTACTTTTAGGTGTAACTAATTGACCAGTATTTTGTTGATATGCATTTACCATATTATCGTCTGGTGTTGTTTCAGTAACAATATTTGCTTTTTTAATTTTTATAATTTCATCTTTTGTATAAGGTATAAATGGATGAAATCCTATTTGCATAGGTTTGCCTGGTTGGCCTTGCATTGGAATTAAGACAAATGGTTTTTTAATTGCTTGTTGCAATTCAGTTGTGTCTTCTTCAACTGGTGTACCAATCACGTCCTCACCTGTGGTGAGTCTGTATAATCTAATCATTATATACTCCTATTCAGTTTTTGATTCTTCAGTAGTTTGTTTTTTGCCAATATTATATTTTGCTTGTAGGTTCCATTCACCTTTTTCTTTAAAAGCAATTATCTTAATTTGAGATAATGGTGCTTTGTTTTCAGCGGCTGGTGGATTTACAATCGTCAATAAATTCCAATCTTGTAATAAAACTGATATTGTATTTCTTCTTTGTACATCATTTTCAACTAAAGTTGCTTTTTTACCATCTAAAGCAAATAACTCTTTAAAATGTACTATGTAATATTTTCCTTGTTTGTGTAGTATGTGACAAGATTGAAATAATGTTTTATCTTTCCTACTTGCAACACCTATTCGGGATAAAGTTTCCCTAATCTTCAAAAAATCATCTGGCTGTTTTAGAGTAACCTCTAACATCTGTTCAGGTGACCAATTAAAACTTTCTTCACTCATTTTTTTCTCCCACCTTTATCTAATTTTTCTTTGATAAAGTTTAATTGTGTTTTATTCAGTATGTCTAGGGCTACTTTTGCTTTCTCATTGCTATAACCATAATATTCTTTTACATACTCTAAGCTCTTCGACTTTGCAGTGGTTGTCCACTTGCCTCCAAATCGTTTTCTTTTTCTTATACTATTTAGTAGAAAATGAAACTGAAGACGTTTAGTTAGGCTATGATGAAAATTCATCTCGTTTGCCATCATTATAGCGTCCACATGTTGTGATAGACAACGGTTAATTACATATGGTGGATATTTTTTTTCCCAGGTCAAATCATCACCATCAAGCAAATTAACTTTTGTCCAGTTAATTGCATTTAAATAATCTGATAATTTATATTCAATCATTACTAATGTCGTTTTTCGTGTTTTCTATGACCTTTATGGCTGCCCATATAGTAATCACCTGGTTCATAATCCCATCTTTTACCATGATGACCTCTTATATCAGCATACCACATTCTCAACTTCACTATCAAAGTTCTCAAAAATGTTCTTTTTGCCATTACTCCCTCTACTTAAATTTACATTCTGCCATGATTTGTGTCAGGCACGCAACCATATTTATCTCGTGGTCTGCTACAAAGGCTGATTTATATTGATAATCGGCGATTGTTAGTACAGCCGCAGGTATAGATTGAGGTTGTAGATGTTTGTATAGAATATCGTAGATACTACTAAACAAAGATGATGGATCTTTATCAAGGTTTTGAATAACCCATTTTCTCATATCACCAAATCTTTTTTCTTTTAACATCTTAATCAACTCTTTATTATTGATTTCAGATAAAGAAACAAGTATACCACTATCAATCTTACCTCTTACAGAATATCTTTGTAGTTCGTTAATTGTTCTTCTAAAGTCTGGATAATGTCTTTGTATGAGTTCAGCCAATACTTTTTTATCAAACTCTATGTTTTCTGTTTTAAGTATTTCACCTAGTCTTTCTAAAAATGCAGTAGCAGTTTTTACTTTTTGACCATTTGTAATACGAAAATCAATTACAGTACAACGACTATGTAAAGCAGGTATGATTTTGTTTTTAAAGTTACAAGTAAATATAAATCTACAGTTCTTATAAAACGTTTCAATAAAGTTTCTTAATGCAGGTTGAACACTATCAGCATTCATATAATCTGCCTCGTCTATAATAACAACTTTATGATTTGTAGATTCGTCTAACGATACGGTAGACGCAAAGTTTTTGATTGTAGTTCTTAGTGTATCAATATGTCGGCCTTCATCTGAACCATTGATTATAATGTAATCACAACCTAATTCTTCACATAAGGCACGAGCAACTGTCGTTTTGCCCGTACCTGCTGTGCCAGAAAGGAGAAGATTTGGTATTTCTTTTTGTTTAAGAAACTTAGAAAATGTATTCTTTAAGTCTTCGGTTAAGATACAATCTGATATTTTTCTTGGACGGTATTTTTCAACCCATAGAAAATCTGACATAACACCTCCTTATTAAAATGTTGAGTCAGCTTCTAAAGCAATCCAATACTGTACTTTAACCTTTTTGTTTATGAAGTGAGCAATTTTTGCCTTTGATAATGCAACATCATAATCACCAGGAATAATTTTCATATTCTCAGCCTTAACATATGCAGTAAACTCTAAATCTGTTTCACCTACTGTAACTGATGATTCGTTTGAGTTACTATTCTTTTTATCTAAAGCAACTAATTTAATTTTGCCTTTTTCACCTTTAAATGCAATATCAGGTAGACTTAAATTTGTATATAATTTTTTAACAGATTCATAATCACTATTGTTTAGTGTGAATGTAACTGTCTTATCTGGCATTGATATTTGTTTAGATGGATATCTTAATGTAGATTTATCAGCAAACGCATATCTAGCTGATAATGTTGTTTTTTCATCTTGTATTTTTAAATTAGCAGAACCATTAAACTTTAAAACTGGTTGTTGAAAAGAATCTACTGCTCTTAAAAATTCTGGCAAATCGTATATGCCAAATTCTGTTTCAAACTCTTCCTCAACGTCTGCCTTTGCCATAATGTTTTTCATAGTTGACATTGTACTTAATGTTTTACCAGGTGTAAACAAAATGTTAGCATTAATATCTGAGAAATTTCTCAATATACTAATTGTATTATCACTTATTTTCATATTATATTTTCTCCTTATCATTATTTAATAATAGTATAACATAATGAATTGCTTTTAACAAGTCTTTACGATTATAACCATTTTTTCTACCATACCTAGACAAATATTTAATTGCGTTGGCTTGGCAAAAATCACTTTTAATACCAATAGACTTTAACAAATCTAAAGTTTGAATACCATCTTTACCAGATGAGTAATGTTGACCATATGTAGATTTTATATAATCTAAAATCTCTTTACATATTTTATCTTCATTGTATTTCATAGTATTATTATATCACAAACATATAGGTTAGTCAATGACCTATATTCTATTACCATTAGTAGTTGCTTGTAAAAATTTTAAAACATTTTCTGGTGAAGATTCGCCATATGGATCTTCAGATAAGTCATCTGCTTTTCCAGGTTCTTCAAACACTTTTTCTACTACACCATCATTGATAATAGCAGCATATCTCCAAGACCTGTCACCAAAACACTTATCTCTTTTTGAACACAACATTCCAACTTTTTCTGTAAACTCACCATTACCATCTGGTATGACTTTTACATTTTCTAGTTTTTGTTTATCTGCCCATGCGTTCATAACAAACGAATCATTTACTGACATACAATAAATTTCATCTATGCCATGTTCTTTAAAAACATTAGCAAGTTTTTCAAAGCCAGGTAGTTGTTGGTTTGAGCATGTTGGAGTAAAGGCACCAGGTAGTGAAAATAAGATTACTTTTTTGTCTTTAAAATAAGTATCTGTATTTGTATTTTGCCACTCACCTAGTGACCTTACTCTAAAATTTACTTGTGGTAATTTATCACCTTGTTTCATATTATATTCCTCATATTATTTAATTATATATTATACTCGATTCAATTCACAAAGTCAATACTCTATATTCCTTGTAAACGTGGATCTTTTGAAGTAATGTTTTTCTCTGCCTTTGGTCTAGCAATAGAGTCTTTACTTCTTTTTCTTAATTGAGCTTTTGTTGATTCTTCTCTACTCTTTTGAGTAAAAAGATTTTTCAAGTCCC